TTATAACTCAGCTAGAGCCGCCGCTCCTCGACTGTTAGCAAAAGTTAGCATCAAAGAAGAACTGCATACGTTAAAGGCTGAACTACAGCAAGATATCTTTGTTGATGTGAAAGATTTGATTACCGAATACATCAAACAGTTCTCTGCTGACATCACTGATTTTGTAGAGGTCGATTTGACCGAATATGAAGTCAGAGATAAAGCCGGAAATAAAGTTAAGACAAAAGATGGTGAACAAGTCATAGGTCGTATCAATGAAGTTTATGTCCGATCAAGTAAAGATTTTGACGGATCGCTAGTCAAAAAGATAACTCAAGGAAAAGATGGCATATCAGTTGAAATGTATGACAAGCAAAAAGCAATGAGTGAATTAATGAAGTATCTTGGCGGTGATGCGTTGAGAGAGGCTCAGTTATCTAAGTTAACTGGGAATGATGGAACTACTAATGATCAAGAAAATTGGAAAAAGGCAGTTATTGAAGCAGCGAATAAACGAGCGGTGACTGATAATGGATAAGATGATCGTACCGTTTTCGGATATTGGTTCTGCAATAGATTACTACTATGACAGACCTGTAGAGTTTTGTGAGGATTTGCTTCACTTAGAGCCTGACGATTGGCAAAGAAGTGTTCTGAATGATTTATCTGAACATCCGAAGGTATCAGTAAGATCCGGCCAAGGAGTTGGAAAGACAGCGCTTGAAGCTGGTGCAATCCTTTGGTTTTTGACGTGTAGACCCTATTCAAAAGTCATAGCTACCGCTCCTACTATGAAACAACTTTATGATGTTTTGTGGGCAGAAGTATCAAAGTGGTTGAATGATAGTTTGATAAAAAGTCTTTTGAAGTGGACGAAGACAAAAGTATCTATGGTCGGGGATGCTGAGCGATGGTTTGCTACTGCAAGGACTGCGACGAAACCTGAAAACATGCAGGGGTTTCATGAGGATCATATGTTGATCGTTGTTGATGAAGCTTCTGGTGTGTCTGATCAGATTATGGAAGCAATTCTTGGGACCCTTACAGGTTATGACAATAAATTATTGATGTGTGGGAATCCCAACAACATTGAAGGTGTTTTCTTTGACTCACACAATAAAGACCGCGATAAGTATCGTGTTCATAAGGTTTCGAGCTACGACAGCAAACGAACCAGTAAAGAAAATATTCAGATGCTTATTGATAAGTATGGGCAAGATAGTGATGTAGCGAGAGTTCGGATATTTGGAGAATTTCCAAAAGGAGCGCTTGACTCATTTATCAGCTTAGAAGTTGTTGAATTAGCAACGAGTCAACAATTGTTCAATGATTATATTGAAGATGCCGTATTTGGAGATATCGGAGTTGATGTCGCTCGTTATGGTGATGATTCAACTATAATTTTTCCAAGAATAAAGATGAAGTGTTTGCCATTCAAAAAGTATACGAAGCAAAGCACTATGAACACTACAGGTTATGTTATTGATTGTGCGAAGAAGCTAATGAAGAAATACCCTAATTTAAAAAAAATCAGGATAAAGGTAGATGATACTGGTGTTGGTGGTGGAGTAACCGACAGATTGAAAGAAATAGTATCTGATGAGAAGTATCCATTCGAGATTATCCCTGTTAACAATGGTGAATCATCTACTGATGAGTTTTACGATAATCTGGGTACTCAAATTTGGGGAAATATTCGTGAAGTTTTAGAGGAAAATATGACAACCAATTTAAACGGCGGTGGACCAATAATTGAATTACCGAATGATTCGAGTTTGATCAAAGAATTAAGTACACGGAAATTCAAGATGACAAGCCGTGGGAGAATTAGATTAGAAAGCAAAGATGATATGAAAAAAAGAAATATTGGTAGTCCAGATATAGCAGATGCTTTAGCTTTGGCATTCTATGAGCGACGAACCCATAAACCAGTAGATGCTAAGTCAGTTATAGACACATACAGAAAGTTAGGATTGTAGGTGAGATAATGGGAAGAAAGATTATTGATTTGCTTGACGGACAACGGTTTGACGATGAGGCGAATCTTGTTTATAAAGTACCAATAGAAAAGTTGCCCAAGAAAAAAATGTACGATAAAAAGTCTTCAGAAACAACAGAAGAAATCGACTTTGAAGATCCAGAACTATGGAAGGTAATTGTAGAATTTATTGAACACCATAAAACCCATCAGGTCCCGCGTTTGGAAGAGCTGTTGCGATATTCGGTGGCGGATAATAACATTCACTATAGAAAACCAAAACCAGAAGGACGCGCAGATAACCGGATCGGAAGTGACTTTGCTAACTTTATTGTGACGTTTAAGAAAGGAGTTCTTCTCGGGAATCCTTTGAAATATAGTGGTAATAAATCAGTTTCTGATAGAGTTAACCAGTTTGCAAGTGAATCGAACGAAGATTGGGCGCGACGAGTTCGGCAAGGAAACATTGGCGAAGTTAGACGTAACGAATACTTTCATTATCTATGATACATCTAAAGCGAAGAAGTCAGTCTGCGGTGTAAATTACTACAACATTGAATATTTAGATAAGACTACGACGCACATTGATGTTTATGCAAATGATGGTATCAATTATTATTTCGAGTGTGAAAACGAGGATTACGCTGAAGCGGACATTATTGATCGGGAACAATCCTATTTCAATACTGTTCAGCTTAATGAATGGATAAATAACGAAAAGCGTTTAAGTGATTTTGAATCTGTTCTTGGTTACATTGATGCATACGATCTTTCTCAGTCTGAGATGGCAAACTTCCAGCAAGATTTATCGGAGGCTATGCTTGTAATTAAAGGGAACCCTGATACTTTCAAGAAGGAAGACGGTTCAATTGATACAAAAGGGCTAGACTACACGTTTAAGAATCGCATCATGGTCTTAGGTGATAAAAAGACTTATGATGACAACCAAACAGGAAGTGAACCGGATGCAAGTTATCTGGTTAAAGAATATGATACGACAGGAACCGAAGCGTACAATAATCGCCTGGTTGCTGACATCCTTAGATTCACAGCCTTGATTGATTTCACTGATGAAAACATCGGATCAAATCAATCTGGAATCGGATTTAGGTTCAAAGGTTGGGGGTCAGATAACGATCGCAAGAACAAAGAACGTATGATAAAAAAAGCGATCATGCGTCGATTAAGATTGCTGACCTATTCCTGGTCTATAAAAGAGGATATTGCAAAGCCCAAAGGCCTCATCAATATGATGAAGGCTGTTTTTGTGTATCCGAATAGCAAGCAGCAATCTTTATACGATCGAGTGAATGAGATAGAAATTCTATTTACTCCAAATGTACCGCAATCAGACGAGGAAATCATGAACGTGATAAAAGGAATGAACGGCATTATTTCAGAGGAGACACTGTGTGAAATGGCTGAACGGTTGACAGGTGTTCCAGCTGATGAGGAACTTAAACGTGTGAACAAAGAACGACCGAATGAACCAGTGTTGGACTACGAGTTTCCAATTAGTGATGACGGTTCTAATGAAAAGGATAAAGAAGAACCAGTCAGTGAGGAGTGATTGAATGACGTCCTCAAAAGATTACTGGCGGAAACGTGAAGAACAACATATTGCTCAAATGATCAAAGATGAGCGACAAATGAAAAAAGAGATCGCCGAACGATTCCAAAACGCAATTGACAATATAAACAAAGAGATTGATGCTAACTGGTCAAGATTTGCCGGTAAAGAAGGCATTTCTTTATCTGAAGCCAAAAAGATTTCAATGGAGATGGATGTCAAAGCTTTCGCGAGAAAAGCGAAGAAGTACGTTAAAGAAAAGGACTTCTCGCAGACCGCCAACGACGAGTTGCGTCTCTATAATGTCACAATGAGAGTCAATCGTTTAGAACTCCTTAAATCGCAAATAGGGCTTGAATTAATTGCCTTATCTGATGATCTCGACAAGTACACAGCTGATTTATTAACAAAAGAAGGACTCGCTGAAGCAACTCGGCAAGCTGGCATATTAGGAGAAACCATTTTCGATGGCTACAAGGACTTTGTAGATTCCGTTGTGAATGGTTCTTTTCATTCTGCAACCTTTTCTCAACGTATTTGGGGCAATATGAATGCGTTCAAAGCTGATCTTGATAAATTATTAGTACAAACGATTACTCAAGGTAAAAACCCGCGAGACATGGCTAGAAAGCTTCGTAACCTATATGATTCGAAAAAGTATGAAGCGGAACGGCTGATGCGAACAGAATCAGCTAGAGTTCAAACAGAGATTCAAAAGCAAAGCTATAAGAAATATGATATCGAAGATTATGAGTTTATCGCTGAACCGAATGCTTGTCCGATATGCGCTACGTTAAACGGAAAAGTCTTTAAAGTTAAGGATATGTCAGCGGGAATCAACGCTTGTCCGATGCATGCAAATTGCAGATGTTCCGCTGCGCCACATGTAGAAAGAGAGTGATGAAATGCAAAATTCAGAACAATTTTTAAAAGACATCAAAGAAGTGATTGCTGACATTCAAACTGATGATCGACAACTTATTGAAAATGCAAAATTTACAATGGAACACTTCAAAACGACAGATTATATTGTTGGCGGAAAGTTCACTAAGACTGGAAGAGTCGCAAAATTTAACTTCAAGAAATCAGATGATCAATTTGAATATCTAAGCTTTGTTCAAGATGAGCCTTTCACAGAGATAGAAGGAGAGTAAAAATGATGGTTCATCGGCCGAGATACCTAGATCCAAAGAGAAATAAACCAAAAGAAATGGAGCTCACCTTAAAGAATACACGAATAGAACAAGGTAAATTGATTTTGGACTATTCGAATGGATGGCAAGTTATCTGCACAAAGGAAATTATCGAGTGCTATGATTCGGGTGGAAAGCTGAAATGGTGGCTTGATGATAATGGAAGAGGTGAGATATTTTGAAAGATTTCAACGAAGTGATTCTAGTATTAGAAGTTCACAAAGGATTGGGACATGCTTACAAAAAGGCAATCGAAACCGAGAACAGTACACAATGGAAAAAGAATCCGATTTACAACTCAAAAAAAGAACTAATTAGCAACGAGTTGAAACCTTCTTGGAATGGTAATCATGTGCATGTTGCGGTAGTCAATAGCGATGATATGGATAGATTAACAATCTCGATAATTTCCCATACATTACCGAATCTTTTAGAAATAACGAGCTGGTATGAGCGGATGGGTGCGACAGTCACATATAAAAAAATCATTTAAAGGAGCTGAACCGTTATGGAAAACACTAACCGAGAATAACGAGAATGATTTTGTCAATTTCTTCAAAAGATTAGACGAAAGTGTACAGACAAATGTTGCCGGTCAGGCTGGTGATCCTGAATCTCGTTAGCAGTCGATAAAGCAGATTAGTATTTATTGTTGTCCTTTGATTTGGTAATATTGAAATGCCAAAGGAGAGGATAAAATGACGAATGAACAACTGAATCAACTAATTAATCAGATGACAGAAGATCAAAAATCTGAATTGATCAAAAGAATTACGAGTGATCAATATGTCGAAGTCGTGAATAAAATGATGGGACAGCAAAATTTTTATGTGACTGTGTGTTTAACAATATTAGGTCTTTTTATCGCTGCATTTGCATTTTATCAGTTTGGTTTTCGAAAGAAGCAATTGGAACAAATGAAGGCGGAGTCTAGAGATATGGTTCTAAAGGAAATAGCCACAGTATTTGAAGTAAATGATATTCAATCTTTACGAGAGAAAAATGAACAGTCTCTCAGTAAAATCCGTTCCGAAAATGAGTTATCATTTTCTAAAATTGATAGAAAGATTGTTGAGATTCATACAGATTTATATAGTCAAATAAGAATTTCTTTAGAATTTGAGTTATTACGAGTTAGTGTACATGATTCACCAATATCCAGATTAATAAACATCTTCGAGACTTACAAGTACTATTGGGATAAAACCCCATCTTTATTTTTTACGTTTGTCTCTCGTGTATTTAGTATCACTGTTGCAATTAAGAACGATAATAATTTCGATAAAGGCGATTTAGAAGTTTTAAGAACTTTATTATTCTGGATAGAAGGTTTGGAATCAACTGTTGATCCGTATCCTAAAGATATGGTTAATCAGTTGAAAAATTTGTTATAACGAAAAAATATTATTTTGTTTAGCCCCGAGCAAGGCGAAAAAAGGCTTTTTTATTTTGCCTTCTTACTGCTTGCAGGCGTTAAAGAGAAAGCTGTTTCGGGTGATGGCGTAACCATTAAATTATCGGGTAGCGGCGTAACCGTGGAGGATTACACATGAAAAAACGTTTATTAATGCCAATGAACTTACAACTATTTGCCGAAGGTGGAGAAGGAGGTAGTGATAATGGTGCCGGTGGAGGAGCGTCGACTAACTCTCAGCAGGGGCAGCAGTCACAAGGTGAAGGCCAGCAATCCGAAGGCAGTGAAGGTGATCAGGGTACTGGTAAAACTTTTTCCCGTGAGGATGTAGCGAAGATGATTACGGCCGAAACTGCAAAAGCCGTTGCGAAGGCCCAAGAGGAATGGAAGGCTGAACAATCGGAAGCGACGAAACTAGCTCAAATGAATGCTGATCAAAAAGCAGAATACGAGCGAGAAAAATTGGAGGCCAAGATCGCTGAACTTGAACAGCAACAAACGTTGAGTGAGATGTCAAAAACTGCTACGAAAATGCTTGCTGATAAAGGCGTTCAAGCGAATGAAGGTATACTGTCATTTGTCGTTAAGGACACCGCAGAGGACACTGCAGGAGCCGTAAAAGGATTTCTTGCACTAATTGATGAACAGCGTGAAATCATCAAGGCTGATTTCGAAAAGAGACTAGGTGGCAAAGTTCCGCTGGATGGTACAAGTCAATCAGAAACTGTAGGCGAGTATGGAAAAACATTGGCGCAACGTACGAAAGTTGAAACACCAAAGAATACCTATTTCAAAAATTAGGAGGAAATGAAAACATGGAAAAACGAGTATTTGGATCAAAAAATCAGATCTT